ATGATCCTACTTGTTTACTCAATTCTTTAGCTACAGTAGCTAAATCGTTATCTAAAGCTGCTTGTCTAGCTTTTTCTAAATTAAGATTTTTTCCAGTTAATAACTCAGCTTCCATCTCATTTGCTATTGACTCTTCAAAATTAAGTAAGCTTCCTGCTATTTTATCTACTTGACCTAGGCTCATTCCTATACCTGCTGCTGCAGATGCGGCATCTGCTAGCTCTCCAGGCATTCCTGCAAATTTAATTAATACACCTTGTGATGTATTGGAAATATCATCTAATACTTTTCTACTATTTATTGCTGATTTAGTTGTTTTGTTATAACCGTTAACACCTTCAATTATAGCTTCATTATTTTTCCTAACAGACATCCCATTTAATTGAGATAATTGAGCTAATTTAGCAGCACTCTCACCCGCCATACCCATTTCATCTGTCATTTGAGCAACTTCTAATATATCTTCTTGTGAAAATATATCAGTAGCATTCATTTTTAAATCTTTTGTTAATACCCCAGCAGCTTTGATGTAGTCTGCCATATTAACATAGCCCATATTAACAGTTGCAAGAGAAGTTGATACAGTATTCAGATCTTGCCCTGTTTGCCTTGCAAAATCAGTTGCTTCTTTATCTACAGCATTAAATCCTTTAATTAAAGCTGTAAATACTACAGAAGGGTCAAACATATTTGCTTGTAAATTTGAAAATGCTGTTTTAGCACCTGCACCTAGAACTTTTATTTTACTTGCAAAGCCTGTGGCTGTGTCTTCAGAACGTGCAAGTTCATCAGCCATTTTGGTCATATCTTCAGTAACTTCATCTAAACCAAGGGATTCACTAAAAGCGCCCCCAAGTTTATTCATGGATTTTACTAATCCTCCCCCTATACCTAGTAATTTGTTAGACTTCTTACGAATTTCTACTTCTTCCTTTACTAGTTTAACTGCATCTTTTTCAATTTGGAATTCTTCTGATAAGCCTGTAAGTAATGATGCTTGTTTATCATTTAATTCACCATATGATTTTGCTAATGCAATTTGGGATTTTAATTCTTCTCCTTTTAAGTCCTTCATGGACCTTGCGGTTGCATTTTCTTCTAAAAGAGCATTTGCTGCTCTTTCAATATTTTTTTGTTCAATTGTTGCTTGTTCAGCTAAGTTATTTAACTTTTTATCTGTTAATCTTATTGAGCCTTCTTCTTGGTTTTGAAGTTGGGCAGCTATGCTTGTGAGTTTAGTATAGGATTTTGATGCATCTTTTACCCTGTCTATTTTTTTATCTAATTCTTCATTTATTTTTTCTAAAACAGATCTTACGTCACCAAATGCACTTTCTGATTCTTGGGCTTCATCATTAAACCTACCCATATTATCTGCGGCATCTTTAGTGGACCTTGCGGTCCCTTTCATGCTTTTGTTAATATCGTCGGCGTTTTTTTTACCTTTATTTAAATCGTCTCCTAAGCCCATTAAGGTATTTTATTATAAATATTGGTGAGATTAACTTTTAGCCCGTTTTGTTGAATAAGCGGGCTTAGAAGAATTACCTTTAGACATGAAATCAGGTGTAGCAACCATACCATCTGAACCAATTACAGTAGAAGTACCTTTAGCCCCAGATTGTGCTTTTTTCATTTCAGCTGCTTCTTTTTCAAAGTGTTCTTTCATTTTAGTAAATGTAAAGTTTCGCAGCCATATAGGCATAGCATACACAGTATGATAGTCATAACCTCCGTTTCCATGGAATACTATCTCATGGATTTGATTAAATAATTGAAATCTATACGTCTGCGTCAGGCCAAAAAAAGTTAAGATTAATAGGAATAGTGATGTCCTCCGTGCCACCACTAGTCTCTACTGGTATTGTTAAGTTAACGTCTGGTTGTGTGTCTGCTATATGTTGTCTTAAAGCTCTTGAATCCATAGCTAGAAAATAAGTATCAACAAATTCTCTTATTGATTTTTTTTCTTCTTCCCCATCTACTGATACTATCATATATTTTAGTCTTGTTGATAGTTCGGGATTTGCTTTTTTATTTATCTTCTTTAATCCTCTAATTTCAGCAGCAATTTTTTTCTCATCATTTGCTGTTAGAATTTTATATTCTATTTCAGTTTTCGAGTTAGGTAAAGTAAATGAAAACCTATTTTCACCTTTTTTTATTGAATCTTCATCAAATTCTTTATTGTCAATTTCACTTAAATCAACTTCTACTTCTTCTCCTTTATATTCAAATTTGTAGTCTTTACCATATCCTAAAACTCTAGCAGCTATAAGTAACGCGTTTTTATCGCCAGTAATCAGATCATTATAATTTATGTCGGATACTATGAGTGACTGCAGTAACTTGTCTAATACTGTGCCTGCTTCAATGTATGATTGGTTAGTTAGGATGTCTTCCTCCTTAGCCGTCATATATTTCATTTCTACTTTTCCTTTTGATAAAGTATTGTCTTTGGGGTAAATTAGACCTTTTGATGGTAGGTCTATTGTTTCGGTAGGAAACTTTAGTTTCTTTTCTTCCATATCTTTTATTTGTTAATAACTTTAATTATAATAATACATATTAAAAGTACAAAAAAGCTTGACGTGAGCCAAGCTATTCTTTGTAATATTTGATATTTGTTTTAGAAGTTTAGTACAGCGTAATCCATTGATACTGTTAAAGCAATAGATTGAGCTTGATTACCAGTATCCCAATTATACCCAGCAAATGATGCGTCTACTATAAATGCTCCTTTAATTACCCATTCTGATACTACGTCACCTACTGGACCTAGAACATTGATTGTTAAATCTTTCTTGTAAAAATCAGAATAACCATCTCTACCTGTTACAGATTCGTGATGTAGTCTTACCCACTCCATTACTGCTTGAGCACCTGAAGGTGTAATCGGATCATAAAGAGTCATACTTAAATTTTCCCATTTTGATTTTCCTTTAACTTTTCTCTCAACATTGATGTGATTTAAAGTTACTACTTCTTGTGTAATTTTCACTTCACCTATTTCTTTTATCATATATGATGGAACTCCATCTACATACATAATAAACCTATTTGCTTGTTTTGGTTCAAATGCTGTGAAAAATATTTCGTTGGGATTTAATACTGCCATTTTGTTTTATCTTTTAATTCTATTATAAATATCTAATTTTTCAATTTTTATGCCGGGAAAGTAGCTCCTGTTGGTAAAATGTTGAAATCTAGGTATATGAATTCTGCTGTTTTAGTTGGTTGAACATATATTTGACCTACCAATTGGTTTCTATCAATAACATCTGGTGTATTATTGCTATCATCCATTACTACTTTAAACGCATATAAACCTTGTCTTTGTTGTACACTTTCTAGGTACGGATTAACTTGTCCTAAGAAATTATTTCTTGTAGCTGCTGTATTTTGTTCAAATACTAAATTATCTGCTACTTGAGAAATGAATGATTTAAGGGCAATTAATAATCTTCTAACATTTACTCTATCTAAAGCACTTGCTCTTGTTTGTAGTGTTTTCTGACCAAATACTACTACTCCTCTTCCTGGGAATGTAGCTATTGGATTTACTTTTCCTACATATAAAGTATCTCTATTAGTTTGAGTTAATTTTCTTTCAGCTTGTCTTACTACTCCTAATCCACCTCTATTAATACCTGCTGGTGCAAACCAAGCTTCTGATGAAGCATCATTAGCTGCATATACTCCTGGTATTAATGTTGAAGCGGGAACCCATGCTAATTGTCCTGTACTTGGGTCTGTAATTTGACACCATGGCCAATATGTTGCTGTGTATGAAGAATCAATACTTGCTGCTGTTGAAATTACATTTGTAATAGATGATCCATAATTTACAGTATCTGCTATTACTATAGCGTCTCCTCTAGTTGATGTATTATCAATTAGTGAATTTAATGGTGTTGAATAATCAGCATAAACTAAACCTGGTACTGTTATAATATTATATCTAAAATCATCTTTATTAGCTAATAAATTAATTGCGTCTGTATAATTATCTGCTACTAATCCTTGTGTATTTGTAGCATTAATATTATCATAAAAATTAGCACCACCTTTAAGACCACCTGTAGCATCTCCAAATGTACCTTGTGAAGCGATTGGAATTGAGGCTGTGTATTGAGCTTTTGCATTTCCATCATTGTCTAAATAATTTGGAGTTTTCTTATCTACTGATTTTACTCTAATATATCTTGAAGCATTAGGATAGTTACCTGTTTGTTGTAAATAAGGTTCTGCTGTTCCACTACCCATTAATGTAGTTGTTTGATCACCAATTACTCTAGCTATATATCCTGAAGATTTTGGATCTAATGACAAATTTGTATATGATTCTAATACTCTTTTTGATTTTGTATTATCATCTCCCCTTCTAACTAATAATGTAAAAGTACCTGATGAAGTATCTGGTGTTGTTATTTCCCATCTAACATTATTAGAACTACCGCTTGGTAAAGCTCCTTTTGCTGTTTCAGTACTAGTACTATTCATTAACTCTCCTGATCCTATTGTTTCTAGTGTAAAACAAGTACCTGCAGTAACTGCTACGGCATTAGAACCTGATATAAATGATGAAGTAGCTGGTGAATATGATCCTGTTACTACTCTAGTTACCAATAATGAAGTACCTCCTCCTTGGAAATAATTAAATGCTGAAATACTTGTAAAGTATGAGTATTCATCTGAACCACTTTGTATAGAACCTCCAAAAGTAGCTAAATACTCAGAATAAGTTGTAACTAATGTTGGTCTTTCTACTGGACCTAATACTGTTGGACCTATAATTGCTGCTCCCGCTTGTACTGGTTGCGAAGTGATTTGGGATTGATCTTGCTCTCTTGCTAATACCCCTGGGGAAATTAATGTTTCTGCCATTGTGTGTTATTTTTATGATAAATATGTCAAAATTTTTTAAAAATCTATTTTATGGGTAAAAACTCACCAGAATCTAAAGAAATGGATCCTTCTCCATACTTATCTTCTAATTCTTTTGCTAAAACTGATTCTTCTTTTTGTAAATTTAAAAGACTACTTTTTAGGGTTTCTTTTTGTATTTCTAAATTCATTATTTGAATTTCTAAATTTCCTATAGTACTTGTTAAATTGGTAAAATTTTGTCTTAATTCTTTTAATTTACTAATTTCTTTTTTGTCTAAAACTTTTTTTTCTTCCATGATTATAAATATTGGTTATTTTGTTAAAAATGTG